CTCGGTTTGTTTTTTCCATGGGTTACCCAGACTTGCAGAGCGCGGATTAACCGCGTGGATGTTGTTGCCATCTTCTGGCCCTCCTTTCAGATGTTTAGCCCGTCCAGTCGGAGCGTTTCTCCCGGACGTCGATGTGGGTAAAGCCCTTCTTGGCGTAGACGCCCACGCCGCCCCAATCGGGCATCAGCGTCCGGGCGAAAACCGCCACCGTCTCCGGCTTCTGGCCGCTGACGGAAATATCCGCCGCCATGCCATAGCAGTGCTGGCTGTGGGCCGCGCCGTTCACCTTGGCATTGTACTGCGGCGTCCGGTAGGCGCTGTGAATGACCACCGGAGCGCCGAAGTGGGCACGGATGGTTTCCAGCACCATCACCAGCCGGGGAGCCACCAAAACAGCGTCAGACCCGTCTCCACACGCAAACTCCCGCACCTTGAAATGGGCGGAGAGCTGCTTGCCCCCGGAGGCGGCTTTGCTGTAAGCGTGAATCTCAACCATGGTTATCCCCCCAAATCTGATACAGCGCCCGGACCATGTCGGCGCGAGTCACGATCTCTCCGGCGTTGGCGTCTGTCAGCAGGCGGTGAGACTTGCCCCATACGAGGGCTTGATCTTCCGGTTTTGCCGACCGTTCCCAGAACAGCAGCAGCGTAGGCACCTTCCGGGAGCTGGTCACCTTCCCGCCGGGGAAAATGCCCTGCGTGGAGCCGCCGCCGTCCAGCATGAGGGCATCCACCACGCCCAGCCCCAGCAGCTTGTTCTGGAGCTGCTCACGGGTCAGGCTGGTCTTGTCGCACCACAGGCATACCTTGCCGTTGGCCAGCCAGCCCACCGCAGTCCGGGCGGCAGACCGGGCCACGTCCGGCGTCAGCTCCCGGTACAGCTTGGAGCCACCCTTGAGGATCGGGATGCCTGAGAGAAAGGATCCCCACCGGTCCGTCAGCATCTTCGGCAGTCCGTCGGAGCCGATAGACACGCCCCAGTCCTGGTATTTGTCCCGGCTAATGACCTTGCCGTCAATCACTGTCCAGCCCACCGGCCGAAATTTCCCGTTGAACAGATAGCCGTTGATGATGTGGGTACAGCCGGTCTTGGCCTTGATCTGCGCCGGGGTCAGCTTGCCGGTGTTGTGGTAGATCTGCGCTTTTGCGCAATCAAACGTATCAACCATGGCGCACACGGGAAGCCTTGATGAAGTAGCCGTCCTCGTCATAAGTCACCTCATAGGTGGCTCCGACGATCCGCTGGATCTGGACGGTGCCCGCCAGATCCTCCCGGCGACGGGTATCCAGCGTCTGAGGGAGCGCCTCCGGATCCTTCTCGGCGGGGATAAAGCCATCCCGCATTTCGTCCTCCGTCCAACCGGCCACGCCGCCGTCAGGATTCAGGTGGAAGTTGGCCCCCGCCTCCTTCAGCTCGGCATTGATAGCCTCCACGGGCGCGCCCTGCTTTTTTCCCTCGTTGATGATGTTCTCATAGATCTTGTTCATAATATGTCCCCTTTCAAATTTACGGTTGAGTATTCAACCGGTTTCAACTGTTCTTGTCCTCGTTGACCCGCTGGGTGCCGAAGTAGAATGCGATGACCGTTGTAAAGATGGTCAAAAACTCCGTCCCGGAAATGTCACCCCGCAGAGCCAGCACCGCGAAGATCACCGTCAGCGTGATGGTCACCAGCGACTTCACCGCCAGCAGATTTGCCAGCCGCTTTTTTAGATTTTCCATGGTTACTCCTTTCTCAGCGGTAGGTCCTCCACCTCCGCCATGATCGTGTTGAGATGCCCGTTGCCCCCCAGCGCCTTGTACGCACGGTGCATCTCTCCCAAGGCTTCTTTGTCCGACAGGCTGATGGAGCCAGCTGCGATGTACGACTGCCCCAAATGCCGGACGCGATCCACCATGAGAACCTTTAAAGCCTCCACGATGGCATCGCTTTTGTCATCCTTGGCCCATTTCCGCTGTAAAATGGCGAGGATGATGGCAGTCACACCGGAGCCGGTGGCGGCAGTTAATACGATCTGTAGAATTTCCATTCCACACCCCCTTAAAAAGTTGCAGTTTTTAGGGTAATTCCGACTTGCTTTCGTGCAAGTCAAAAGTCCGACTTGGTTTCGTGCAGGTTAAAATTCAGGCCATTGCCTTTCACAGATAGGGCAAACCCACCGCCCCTCCGGCACAATGGCTCCGCATATCACGCAATAGTCCATAAGTCAGTCGGTGGCTTTGGTGTAGTACACTTTTGCAGTTGCGGTAAAGGCGGGACACGTCGAGCCCTTTATGATTGTAACGGTGTTCGCATTTGAGTAAAACGCCTGTGCATTTGTATGCTCCAGGCTTTTATCTGTGGACCCAAATGGCAATTCCGGCATTGGTAAAGACCAGCTACTATATGTTGCGCGGCATTCAACGTGAATCATTTCCGTAGTTCCAACGTTGACGGTTTTGCCATTCACACCCTCTCCTAAATCAGTTAATTTTACATATACCGGCTTGCCAAGGTAGAACTCTGTGGTTCGATACTCTATGCCTACCATCATGGGCGGATTTGCCCACGCCCATTCGCTCCAAGTTTTCTTGGCACCATCATAGTATCTGCGTATCTCATAACCTTCAAATGTTTGGACAATTTGATGCATGTTATAAGAACTTCCTTTGTTAATAACTTGCATCGAACAATACGGGATGAGCGAACCGCCCACAGTCGGTGCGTTTTTGGGCGCACCGTCCCATGCGTAACTGCCATCTTCCCAGATGTTGTTCAAATCATCGTCCGGGGTCAAAACTTTTGAACCGCCCCCCAGCCCAAACCCACCGGGGGCGGCGTTGATATTCCCCCTCGCCTGCGCCTTTTGCTCGTCGGTGAGGGTCTGGGCCGCATCGTAGCGGACGAAGTTGCCGGAACCGCCCACGGGGCCTTCCGGGCCTTGCTTGCCCTCCGGCCCCTGCTTTCCCTCGGGGCCTTGAATACCCTGCTTGCCCTGCGGGCCTTGCAGGTTGCCGTTTGGGACCCACTTGCCGTGGACGGAATCCCAGATGTAGATGTTGTACGGAGGCGCGGTGCCCACGCCGTACACGTCACCGGCCTTGGGATTGGGGACAGCGGCTTTGAGGGCGTCCAGCGTATCAAAGTAGCCCAGAATGGCGAAGCTGGAACCGGCCTCGCCGGGATCGCCCTGGTCGCCCTTTTTGCCGGGAGGGCCAATGGGGCCTTTGATGGACGTCAGGGTGGTCAGCGTAAAGGCAGGCACCCAGTTGGCCGTGCCTTTGAGGTACACCTTGCCGTAGTCTGCGGAGGCCGTACTGTCCGGGAGGATCAGGACAAACTGGCCGCGCTGGACGTCCGTACCGGTGAAGTCCTGGTTCATTTCGGTTACGCTCTTGTACTCCTTGGTGATGCCGATAGGCACACCGGCGGACGCCAGCCGCGCGTCGATCTCCTCGCCGGAGTAGGCGGATGTGTAGTAGTCTTGCAGCTTGGAGAATATCTCCTCCAAAACTGCGACTCTCTGTTCAATCGTCATTGGAATCACCTCACACGATGAAAAGTTTGTTTAGGCGGTCGAAAAACAATCCGCCGCCCTTCTGTACCAGCGGCCCTGATTTTGCTTGTCCGAATTTGCGGTAGTACAAAATAACACAGCCGTCCGCGCTTGGGCCGCCCGGACCGCCTAAACCGCCGGACCCGGGTGTGCCGGGGGTAATGGTGCCGTTTCCGTTCTTTACGGCAATGCCGCCTGAGCCGGCGCCGCCGCCTCCGTAGCCGCCACGTCCGCCCCTGCCGTACCGTTTCGGCTTGGAGGGAGTGAGCGTGGCTGTCATGCCGTCCGCACCGGGGCCGCCGGTCACATTAACGGTTGTCTCGCCCGGCAGGCCGCGTCCGGAGGATCCGGCTTTGCCGTTGGCTCCCGCCGCCGGGCCGCCGCCCAGACCGGAGCTGTACCAGCCGAAACTGCGCGGGGTGCTTGTTGATGCGATTCTGGTCATGCTGACTTTTCCATCGCTGCCAGCCACAGGGCCGGGTGTAAAAGCGTTCCCGTCCTCGTCATAAGCAATCGTGCCATTGACGTATTTCTGGACGCTATCATCTGTGTACTCACTTACAGACGGATCACGTCCGGCTCCGTCGCCGCCGGGGAGGCCGCCCTCGCCGACGCCGCCGAACTGCTCCCCGGTGATGGGGTCCGTGAAGCCCCAATCGGGGGCAGACGCGCCCGCGGTAGTCATGCCGTGGAACACCGTATCCGTGCCGTCCGTGCCGGGGAGATCGTCCGGGCTGAATTCGGCACCCTTGCCGCTTTTTCCGCAATCATAGGCAAGGCTTTTCAACTGGGACACGTCGAGATCGCCCTCGACGATCCTGCCGCCCATGCCGCCCTTGCCTCCCA